ATAGTTACTGTTGGCGATTTATCATAACCTAAAAAATAAAACTCTTTTTTTCCACTTTGTTTTGTCAAATCACTACCTACTGTAAATCCACTTTGTAATATTACCAACTCATGCGAATTTGCATTAGCTGGTGATTTTAATGATATATCTAAAGCATCTTCAATATCAACTATGCAACGCACTATTCTGCGACTTTGACCTGTTAATGGCCCAGTATCTGTTTCTACATCAACTGGCATAGTTTCTAATTCAGGAGTATAATTAAATCCTACATTAACACCAGTAGGTTGTGGGTCTACTGTGAACGTTAATGTGTCAGTTCCTGACACAGTAAAAGCCCCTAAAGACGAATTACCATAGACTGCATTGACTGATTCATTAGTATAAATACCATTTACAGTATGTAAAAATCCTTTAGTAAACGTAATAGAGGCATTATCTGCTGGGGAGGAAGCCAAAGCAGTATTTAGTGTTACAGTATATGTACCACTACCATTATTAGTAATTGCTGTTATTCTGTACGTACCTGTTACACCAGCAATAGTAAATTCTTCTTGAATTTGTGGATTAGAAGTTAATCCATCCATTATTAAAGTAAGCCCTGATTGTGAAGCACCTTTTACTAGGGGAGTACCACGTTGGGAGAGCGTGGAGGTAGTAGCACAATCGAGGCTCGTTGAATCATCTTCTGCAAATTTTTCTAAAGTATATGTTGTACTTCCATTTAAAGATCGTTTGCAAATAGTAAATAAATGTTCATTAGCACTTACAATGCTATGAAAAAAATCATTATTTCGTGTTGTCCATAATGTCCAACCAGCAATTTCTTCTTCACGTATAGAATGAAAAACAGCTATTTTTCCATTTAATGTTGTTCCTGAGTTTGTAAATAATGCAATTTGTTCTGGTCTACTTGAGCTGCCACTTAACATAGCTATATCTTTAGGACTATCAATTAAATGATTTGCTAATACAGAAATATTAGTAGAAACATATCCAGCTTCTCTATCAGAATAAATAAATTCTCTAACAGATTTACCATTTTTTTGTGTAAAAATAGAAGCACCATCAAATAATATTGGTCTAGTACGAGAACAACCAAAAGGTGTTTGTCGTCTAAATACAATATTACTTGGAGTAATAGCTGAAGTATCTGATGATGTTGGTATAATATATTCACCACTATCCGTAAATATTTGCAAATTAGAACCTGAAAATAAATGTCTTATTTCGTTTACTTGATCACCAGTAATAGCAACATCTATAGCTTGATTAGATAAACCAGTACCTACACTAAAATTAAAATAATCTCCTACTTGACTTGCGTTAATTGAAGAAGGTTTAGATTTTACTCCACCAAGAAATAATCTGTTATCATGAAATGTTATTGCTTGAGGATATCCTCTATGAGAAGATATTAATTGCTCATCCCAATCAGATTCAGCACTTGTACCAGCTAATGTTTCTCGTATATTTCCTACAACGACTGTTGTATTTGTTCGTGAAGCTATGTCTACTTCTTTACCACCAATACGTATAGTTTTACCTACCCAGTTTGAATCAGAATCAAATATTGCACTAGAAGCTGTTATATTAACAGTTGAGCCTGAAGTTGCTGCTGGAGTTAATGTTACTGCACTGTCAGCATATTTATAATAAGGTTGATATCTAGGATAACCAGATGAATGAGAATCAAAAGCAAATACAGTTCCAACAAAAGTAGTAGCACTTGTTCTTTTAATTTTTACAGTAGGATTATTTCTATGAGCTATAAATACAGTATCACCAAATTGAGCTATATTTAATTCAAATAATTGAGCTGTTGTCCAATTACAATTAGTTGTATAATTTGATTGTACAGATGCGCCATCTTCATCAAAAACATCTAATCTATTATTAGATAATACAAATATTGCTACTTCATCATCTGAAAATACAAATGGTAATAATCTACTTTCACCAGCTAATGTTTGTTTATACGAAGTACCTTGTCTACGCATAACACCTCCACTATCTAGCAAATACCAATTTCTAAGAGTTTTAGCACCAGAAAAATAAGCTTTTGTGTCTGTACGTGTACGTAATAATGGATTTAATTCCCCAGCACTAAAATTAGACTGAACAGTTTTTAATGTTCTAGCCAAATTAACCTCCAGTAGATTTTCTTAAATTTATAAAACGTGAATGATCTAAAGCTTTGTTTGTTTTTTCTGCACTATCAATATTTTTAGCTACTAAATATTGACGTTCTGCCATTTCTGCAAATTGTTTAATCATACCTGAATCTCTAGCTATAGAACCAGCAAATAAACTAGCTAATTGATATTGTAGAGCTAAAATAAAGTGGGGAGGAAATTCACCTTCATCTTGTCTAAAAATATAATCACAGATAACACTTGATGTACTACCATAGTTATCTAAATAAACTTTATCACCATATCTTTCATATGGAATAACTAAATCATTAACTGTTAATGTAATTAGTTGTAATAATTCTGGGTCAGTTGGTAATTGATATGCGTATGCATATCTACCAGTAGGTGTTGCTGTAAGTAAACTTAATTGTTTTTGTTCGGTTGCAAATCTCCATCTATGTCTTGTTAAAGAAGATTTTAATATATCTTCATAAACTGTATTACATACATTAGCTTCCGTACTATCATCACTAAATGATGTAATGGTGTTTGCTCCAATCATTACAAGAGCTGTGGAACATATATCTACTTTTGTTGTTGCCATAATAATTTAAACTCAGGGGGGCAAAGCCCCCCTTAGTCACATTTAAGCAAGTATAACAGTGTCTAGGTTTGTACCACCATCATTTACAGATACTATTAAAATATCTACGACAGCGTTTGAACCACCACTATTAACAATTATAATATCTCCAGCAGTTAATTCTCTGTAAGACAAAATAAAATAATTGTCGTCATCTATTGTACCTATTGCATCTCCATCTGTGTAATACCACATTGCATTGGAATCACCCATTTGTGAGATTTTTTTAACAGGATT